GGTGGCTGGACCGCGTCCGTTGGCACGGTGGATCTGGACGGAGCCAATGCCGGCGACTGGACCATCACGTTCGGTACGGCTCCGCACAACCTGGCCCGCGTCCTGGCGACCTACACGAACAACGCGTGGGATCTCGCTCCGATCAGCAAGGGCGAGTGGGCGAACGACGTCAAGATCCAGGTCTACGGTCATCCGGACTGGTACACGGTGTCCACGGCTTCCTACAGCCGGTTCAACGTCATCGTCCGGCTCTACAACACCTCGTCCGAGACCTACGACGTGGTGGAGCAGTTCGAGGAGGTCAGTTTCACGGACCCCACGTCCCTCCAGTACTTCCCGGACGTGATCAACGAGCTGAGCGACTACATCACGGTGACCGAGCCCGGTTCGGACTACAACCCCGACACCCTCCAGGGCGATGCGAAGTGGCAGGTTCTGGCCGGCGGCGACGACAGTGCCGGCGGCAAGTCCGTCACGACGACCATCGACGCAGCGCCGATCAACCCCCGGAGTTTGACCATCAGCTACACGGACATCAACGGTGTGGCGCGGACCATCACGGACGACGGCATCGGCAATCTGACCGGAGACGTGGACACCTCCGGGACCAACACCATCGACTACACCTCCGGAGCGCTCGACGTGACGCTCGTGGAGGAGGTCGACGGCGGCACCCTGGTCACGGCAACCTACTACCTTGCTCCGGACGAGGACGATCACTACGAGGTCTTCGGCGGCAACGAGTACATCAACGGCACGTCCACATCGACCGGGAAGCAGTACACCTACGGCGGCGTGGACTACTACGAGGACGGGGACAACGGTACGTTCGACGACACGAACTACGGACGCAACCAGTTCACGGCCCCGACGCTGATTGCCAACAACGAGGGCATGTATGCGCTCAGCAAGGTCGAGGAGATCCTCCAGGTCATCGTCCCCGACTTCGCGGGCGACGTGACCGTCACCGGGGATCAGCTGGACTACGCCGCGTCCCGAGCGGCGCTCCCGCACGGCGGCGACCGGTTCATCATCATCTCGACTCCGATGGGCAAGAGCCCGCAGGAGGCGGTGGACTGGTTCCGCTACGACCTGAACCGCTTCAGCGACTACGCGGCGCTGTACTGGCCGTGGATCAAGATCGCGGATCCCCTGGCGAACAACCGCCCGAAGCTCATTCCGCCGCTGGGCCATCTCGCGGGCATCTATGCCCGGACGGATGCGACCCGGAACGTGGGCAAGGCTCCCGGCGGAACGGTCGACGGCCAGCTCAACTTCCTGCTCGGCCTGGAGTACGTCTCGACGCAGGGCGAGCGCGATCTGCTCTACCCGAACAAGATCAACCCGCTCGCGTCGGGTACCAACATCGGGAACGCGGTGTGGGGCGTCAGGACCATCTCCTCCCAGGCGGCGTGGCGCTACATCAACGTCCGACGTCTCTTCATGTTCCTGGAGAAGAGCGTGTACAACAGCACGTTCTGGGCGGTGTTCGAGCCGAACGGCCCGTTGCTCTGGTCGAAGATCAGCACCTCGATCGGAGGTTTCTTGCTCAACCTTTTCAACCAGGGGTATTTCGCTGGAACTACCCCAGCCGAGGCGTTCTACGTCACTTGCGACGATTCCAACAACGACCAGTCCAGCATCGACGCGGGGCAGGTCATCTGCGACATCGGCGTGGCTGCGAGCAAGCCTGCCGAGTTCGTGCGGTTCAGGTTCGCCCAGAAGACCCTGTGATCGTACTGCGGGATGAGGTAGGCTAGCTAGCACACTGACCGGAGGAAACTCTCATGCAGCTCGTTGTCACGAACATCAGCTCCGACCCCGTGTACCTGCGGGATTTCTACAAGGAACTCGCGGCCGGCGAGTCGATCACGACTACCCGCGACGCTTCCGATCTGTCCACCTTGCAGGGTTTGATCGAAGCCCTCGATGCGGGCACCGTGACGGTTTCCGTCACCCCCTCCGCAGCCGAGGTCGCGTCGGGCTTCCTGACGCCGCCCCAGGCGGTCCAGGCCCAGGACATGGCCCCGGTGGCGGCAGCAGACATCGCTGCCGGGCTGGTCATCCTCCGGGCAGATTTCGCGGCAGGCGTTGGCGGTGCCCCGGACGACGTCCAGGTCTACGCCGTGGACAGTCTGCCCTTCAAGTTCCGGGTTGTCATGGCGTGGGGGCTCGTCTCGACTGCGGTCGTCGGCAGCACCCTCAATGTCTACACGCAGGCAGCAGGGGCGGGAACGCTGCTGGCCGGTCCCATCGCCAGCGCCTTGGTGGGTTCCCATCCGGCAACCGGTCCGAACGCCAGTGCTCTGGCCGTGCCGGGTGCCACCGAGGGACTCTTCGTCCGTCGTTCCGACAGCGGCGTGGCCGGCGAAGTGTTCCTGCTGGTTCGCCGGGAAAGCTGAGCCGGGAGCTTCTAGGACGGGCGTGCTAACATAGGAGACAACCCATGGCGAGACCAGCAAACGAAGACCTGTTCCACTCCTTCCGGTTCCACGCGAAGGCGCTGTTGCCGGGAGGTGGAGACCCGCTCGTACCCACCAACTCGAACTTCACGGAGGCAGGTTTTTCGTCGATCACGACTCCGGAGTATTCCCTGGAGGCGGTCGAGTACCGCGAGGGGAACAGCATCTTCACCCAGAAGTACCCAGGTCTGCCGACCACGGCGGATCTGACGTTCTCCAGGGGTGTGGTGCTTGGCGACACCGGGATGTACCAGTGGTTGATCCGGACGATTGCAACTGGGGAACCGTATCGGGCCGATGTGACCATCTACCAGTTCCACCGGGCAGGGTTGCCGACCGGCTGGACCCCTGCGTCCGATATTCCCTTGAAGGTGCAGGACCCGGCCACACTCAGCCCGCGTCGGGAGTACACGGTGAAGGAGGCTTTCCCGATCCGGGTGAAGCCGGCCGGCGACCTCGATGCCTCCACGGCCGACGTCTCGGTGGCCGAGGCCGACGTCGCCTACGAGTACTTCACCATCGAAGACTTCACGTCGTGAGGCATGGCCCGCAGCTGGACATTCGACTACCTCCAGCAGTATCCGTTCTGGCTGGTTGACGTCGCACCCATCAGCACGCTGGCCCTCCCCATTTTCAATCCCTTCGGCGGCTTTTCCTCCATATCCGGTCCGGAGATCAGCCTGACCACGGAGACCATCAACGAAGCCAACTGGATCTTCGACAAGAAGGTGGTCACCGGGGCCAGTGTCGGCCCCGTCACCCTCCAGCGGGGGGTGACCTGGTACGACAGCGACTTCTGGCACTGGGTCATGGCGTCGCTGAAGGGAGACCCGGAGGAGTTCACCGCCGGCATCGTTCCCGGCATGCGGACCGGCGGCGTCACGCCCAGGCGCACGATGATGCTCGTCCACTTCTTCTCCCGGATGATGGGCAACCCGCTTGCGGACCCGAACGCGGACCTGAAAGGCACCGCGTACCGGGCGGGGCTGGCCGGCGTCGGAGCTACCATCACCGGGGGAGTGGCGGGATTGTCGGTGGCCGGAAGCATAGGGGTGGCGGCGGGGGTGTTGGGTGCGCTTGGATTCCCGCAGTTCGAGTTTGCCCCCCGCATCCCGGCCAAGGTCTACATCCTCTACGGCTGTCTGCCCTCCCGGTACAAGATGGACGGCGACTTCGACGCGTCGTCCGGCGATGTCTCCATCTCCGAACTGGAGATGAGCGTCGAGATGGTCGAGCACAAGACCTTCGAGTTTTGATGCAGGCCCGTTTCTTGCTCTAGTAGGCTGCCTTCCATCACTCACTTGCGGAGGTACGAGGATGGCGCTGAGCGAGCTGGGACAGCTGATTTTTCTGGACAGGTACGCGGCCAAGGACCACGACCACAACCACCTGGAAGCAGGGCAGAGGGTCGTCGTCTGCCCGGACACGAAGGTTTCCAAGCGATACCTCGGCCGGCTGGTTTCGGTCTCGTCCGAGGCGCAGAAGGTCGTGGTGCAGCTGGAGCCGACCGAGGAGGTGTTGACCCTTCCGTGGGAGCAGGTCGACCTGCCCGTCGAGGATTTCCAGGCGGGTTGTTCCCGCGTGGCGTCGGCGGTGGCTGCCGCCGAAGGGGATCCGTTTCCGTGGCGCGACAAGTTCAACGAGCGCCTGGTCTCGCAACGTTTCGTTCCGGCCGGAAGGATATGGGCCGGGGCGGGGGTGCAGGAGTTCCTGACTCCGTACAACTGCGTGAGCGGGGACACCCTGGTGCATACCGAAGACGGTGTGTGGCCGATCAAGCATTTGGAAGGCAAGGTGGCCCGTGTGCTCTCCCGAGGCGGCGTGTTCCGCCCTGCGGAGTTCGCGTGCTACGGCGAGCAGGAACTGTTCGCGGTCACTTTTGTCAATGGCGACGTGATTCATGCGACGGCGGAACACGAGTGGCTAGTGGCTGGCAGGCGGAAGGACGAGCTTCGTACGGTCAAGACTCTCGATCTGGAGGGGCTTTCGGTGCCTCTGAACCCCGCGTCTCTCGAAGTCGGTGGTCCGGATTACGCCGAGGGAATCAGGCACGGGATCGTGTTCGGAGACGGAACGATCACGTCCGCCCACAAGTCCCGAGTGGACCTGTTTGGCCCGAAGAAGGAGCTTCGTCGGTGGTTTGAATCCGACGAACGCTTCGAGGTCACGGAGAAAGAGGATGGACGTGTCCACGTCACGGGTTGCAAGGCTGAGTGGAAGGACTTGCCAGATTCTCGGTTGTCGCCCAGCTATCTTCGAGGGTTCATCTCCGGACTCATAGCGACAGACGGCTATGTGGAGAAAACCGGAGTAGTCGCCATCACGCAGTCCTCCCTTGAAACGCTGCGCGGTCTGGCGAAGCGGGCTCCGCGAGCCGGGTTGGTTGTCGGACCTCCGAAGGTGCTGAGGGGGAAAGGCAGCAACTTCGGGGAGGATTACGATCCGTGCTACGTGGTTCGTATCCGGAGGTGCTTCGTCAACGGGTTCGATCTGCTTCGTTCGGACCACAAGCGTCTGTTCGTAGCCAAGAAGAAGACAGGCAGGGGGCATACGGTTCAGGTCAGATCCGTGAAAGCCACGGGGCGAGTGGAGAAGGTCTATTGCTGCGTCGAAGGCGAAACCCACACCATGACCATCGGGCGAGGCTACCTGACCAAGCAGTGCTTCGTTCTGCCCGCACCGCACGATTCGAGGTCCGGGATCATCGAGACGCTCAACCACCTTACAGAAATCATGTCTCGCGGCGGCGGTGTCGGTGTACCGCTGATGAGCCTGCGCCCGAAGTACTCCTATGTGAAGGGCGTGAACGGGCGAAGCAGCGGATCGGTGTGCTGGTCCGAGCTGTACGCGTTCGCGACGACTTTGATCGAGCAGGGCGGCTCACGGCAGGGCGCGCTGATGCTCATGCACTACGACTGGCACCCGGACATCCTTGACTTCATCGACGCCAAGCGCGAAGGTGGCCGGCTCGAAGGGGCAAACTTGTCGGTGGCCGTCTCCGACGAGTTCATGGAGGCCGTGACGCGCGATGAAGATTGGAATCTGATCTTTCCGGAGACCGACCACCCGGCATACGATACCGAGTGGGACGGGGACATCTACAAGTGGAAGGGGAAGGGCTACCCGGTTCGTGTGGTCCGCACGTTGAAGGCTGCGGAGCTGTGGGACCGGATCGTCCACGCCGCCCACGCGAGCGCGGAGCCGGGGTTGTTTTTCGTCGGTCGCTACAACAGGATGTCCAACTCGTACTACTACGAGAAAGGGATCATCTACTGTTCCAATCCCTGCGGCGAGCAGGGCATTCCTCCTTGGTCCGTCTGCAACCTGGGGCACCTGAACCTGGCCCGGCACCTCACCGGCTCCGGGATGCGGGAGCCTGCCGACGTCGACTGGGACGGTTTGCTTGAAACGATACGCCTCGGCGTGAGGTTCCTCGACGACGTGATCGACATAGCACGGGTGCCCTTTCCCCAGCAGGCCGAGCAGCAGCAATCCGAGCGAAGGATCGGTCTCGGCACCATGGGTCTTGGGGAGATGCTCATCCGGTGCCACATCCGGTACGGGGCCAACCCGGAGTGCCTGGAGTTCCTCGACAGCCTCTACAAGTTCATCTGCGTCAACGCCTACGAGACCTCCGTCCAGCTGGCAAAGGAGAAGGGCATGTTCCCGGCGTGCGATCCTGCGAAGCTGGTCGAGAGCGGTTTCATCAAGACCCTGCCGGAATCCCTCCAGTTGCAGATCGCGGAGAACGGGATGCGGAACGTCACCGCTCTGAGCCAGGCCCCGACCGGGACGGTGGGGACGATGATGGACACCTCCACGGGCATGGAGGCGTACCCGTGGCTGGAGTGGGAGCGCGAGGGTCGGCTGGGCCGGCACAAGGAGATGGCCGCACCCCTGCGGGATTGGCTCGCGGCCGGCAACCTCCAGCTCGACTTGCCGGACTGGTTCGTGTCGGCCATGGACATGACCCCGGAGGACCACGCCGAGACGCAGGCAGCCATCCAGCGCTGGGTGGATTCCTCGATCAGCAAGACCAGCAACCTGCCCCACACCTACACGGTGTTCCAGGTCGACCAGTTCTACCGGCGGATGTACTATTTGGGCTGCAAGGGCGGGACGGTCTACCGGGATCTGAGCCGGGACAAGCAGGTTCTGCACAAGGTCGAGACGGTGCAGGCCACTCCGGAGGTCCACCCCATCCCGAAGGACACCTACTCGATGCGCGCCGTGTCCGTCCAGACGTCGGTCGGGAAACTGAACGTCAAGCTCGGGTACGACCCGGAAACGGACGAGCCCTTCGAGGTCTGGTTGGACGTGTCCCGGAGCGGTACCATCATGGCTGCCGACCGGGAAGCCATTGCGAGGCTCATCTCCCTGCTGCTCCGGGTGGACAGCCACGTGACTCCGACCCGGCGGGTGCAGCTCGTCATAGACCAGCTCCAGGGCATCCAGGGCGGTGATCCTGCGGGGTTTGGACCGGAGAAGGTCTTCTCGGTCCCGGATGCCGTCGCGAAGGCTTTGGAGCGGCTCCTCGTGGCGGCGGGATGCGGCTGCGAGGCTTCCGGTCCCCCCTCCCTCCGTCCCCCGGACATCTGCCCCGAGTGCCACAGCGCGACGTTGTACCGGGCAGGCGGGTGCGAGGAGTGCGCCAGCTGCGGCTACTCGAAGTGCTGATCTTTCTCCCTTGACAATCCAGTTCACCTACTTATACTAGGAGCTGTGAACACTTCCTCCACTTCCACCACCCTCCACAACAACCTCGTTGGCCTTGTGGCCGACATCTGCGGGACCGTCGAGTCCTGCCGTTACGAGGATGGGGCGGTGGACTGGGAGGAGTACGACATCCTCCACGCCGATCTCGATCACGAGACGGCCGACTTGTTGGAGGTCTACCTCCAGGACATGGGAGTGCTGTGATGGGTTGTTTTTCCTGGGAATGCAAGTGCTGCGGCGAATCTGCTAAAGAGGGCGACGACTGGATGGGCCAGGTTGTCATCGTCGGTGAAGACGGCTCCGTGCTGCGTGGCACGTATGACGGGTACGGACGTGTCCACGGCGGATTGGGATCCATCGACATCAGCGATGGGCCGGACAGTTTCGCGCTCTACCACTCGGCTTGCTACAAGCTCGCTGGTAAGCCGGACTACGACGGTCCCAGCCGTCACGCCGACGACCAGGGTCTGGGCGAGTCCGAGATCGAGCCCCGGACCCTCGAAGACGTCGAGGCAATCAAGACCCGCCGCAAGGCTCGCGATGCCGAGCAGAAGGCCCGGTGGGAGGCATCCAAGGTCCAAATCCGGGCCGAGTACGAGGCCAAAGGGGAGCCGGTGCCAGAATGGCTGATGTGAAGTCCACAGGCCAGCGTCAGCGCGAGCTGGCAGCCATCATCGCGGAGTACGCCGAGACTTTCAGTCCCGGCGAGCTGCGGGCGGCGATCCGGTTGGGCGCACCCGGTGCGTTCGAAGGGGAATGCCCCCTCTGCGACACCAAGCTCAAGGTGTACTGCCCGAAGTGCCGGCCCCTTGCTTGAACCCGGCATGCCGGACTACACTACCGGCATGAGACTCCGGGACCTCGTAGCCGCCACCAGGAACATCCTCGAAGCCCGCCGCCCCCCGCCGGATCACGATGTGGCCTACGGGCTGAAGGGCCGCTACGACGAGAAGGGCAGGTACGCCATCGCCAGGCACCTGGTCCGGAACGACGAGGTCCGCGTGTGGGATCCGAAGAACATCCTGCTGAAGCTGGACGTCGGCAAGTGGTTGCGCCAGGAGCTGGAGGGCGGCTTCGCGGTTGCCTGGGAGCGGTACGGGGAGCAGCTGGCGAACGAGGACGATCCGAAGAGGCGGGCCAGGTTGCGGGATCTGGCGAAACGCAACCGGGACGCGATCACAAGCTGGAGGAAGGTCAAACCCGTCATCCGGAAGGAGCCGGGGAACATCGTGGTCATCAAGCTGTCCCCTTCGTTCCGCGAGGTGAAGAGGAAGCACGGGTTGACCGAGGACACCATGGCGATCAACACCGGGCTGTTCGTTCGGCCACTGGGTCCGATGCTTCCGCCGGCTCCCCTTCCAGGCTACGAGGACGCGGCCGATCTGCTCGATCCCCCGAAGCGGAAACGCCTCGATTCCAGGCCGAAGAAGAAAAGTCAAGGTAGCTCTTGACAATCTGGCTCATGTGCTTACACTGATAGGCATGCAAGCCACCATCATCTACGCAGCCTCCCTCCCCACCACCACCACCAAGGTCAGCATCGGCGGCAAGGAGTCCAAGTGCTCCGTCGCCTGCGCGATCAAGACAGTGGGCGAGTTCTATGACGATCCCGGCCTCTACGAGGTCGTCGCGGTCGTCGACACGCCGGCCGACACGGAGGCCGACTGCGAGGCGCTCTTCGAGCGCTTCAACGTCGGGGACCGTGCCGGGCTCCGGATCCGGTCCTTCTCGGTGGGCGACGTCGTCGCCTTCGAGTCCGGGCGCACGTTCGTGTGCCGGGGCTGCGGTTTCAAGGAGGTTGCCCCCGCTCCCTCCTTCCTCGCCTCCGTTCCCCGAGCCGCCTGATTCTTCTTGCCCCCACGGGGTAAGTAGGGCTACCCTTCATCTACTGCATGAACGAGGTAGCCCATGACCGACCCCCTCTCCCCTACAGATGAAAGCGCCGTCGAGGTACTGCAATCCGGCGCGAAGTCCCGACAGGACGCCTGGATCCGCGCCGTTTGGGAGCACTACGGCGGCAAGTGCGGAAATTGCGGTTGCGCCGAGAACGTGACCGTCCGGATGCACGTGCCGGAAGCTGCCGGCGGTCAGTTCGTCCTCACGAACGGCTATCTCATCTGCCGGACCTGCGAGGTCGCCAACGCGGCCGTCCGGAAGGCCGAGGAGACCGGCAAGACGCCGAAGCGGCCGATCTGTGTCTGGATCAGCCGGAAGCTCTACGACAGCGTCCAGACGTCCCTGAGCACCAGGAACGGCTTCTCAAGCATGGCCGGGCTCACCCGGTACATGATGAAGCTCGTGGTCGAGGATCCAGCCAGGTTCTCCGATCTGGAGAACTACCAGGATCGCGGCAGCGACCTGAAGATCAACCTGTGGGTCGATGCGGCGGACTACGACCGGTTCAAGGGTGTCCTGTCCGACCGGAACCTGACCGTCACGGACGGGATCAAGGGGCTGATGCTCCTGTACACGACCGAGAGCGCACCATCTGTTCGGAGGTAGAAATGACTGACGAGAAAGACATGGCGTCCAAGGCCCAGTGGTACGCCGAGAACCAGACCCAGGATCCCAAGTCCCCCATCGCAAGCTACGTGCTCCCGTGCGGGTGGCTTGACGAGGACGGCAACCTCGTCCGGGACGTCGTGCTGCGGGAGTTCAGCGGTGTCGAGGAGGACATCCTCGCCAGCGAGAAGCTCCAGTCGGCGCAGAAGATGGAGATGATCCTCGCCAACACCCTGGTGAAGCTCGGCAACATCGACGATGCCCGCGTGATCAGCGAGATCCTCCCGAAGATGCCGGTGGGGGACCGCGTGTTCCTGCTCCTGTCGACCCGCCGGACTTCGCTGGGAGACAGCTTTCCCTACATCGCCAAGTGCCCGGAGTGCCGGCACAAGGAGCTGTTCACCGTGGATCTGGACGAGTTGAAGATCCAGCCCATGCCGGATCCGACGAAGCGGGTCTTCGACGCCGAGATTCCGGGGGGTCACAGTGTCCGGTGGCACGTGATGACCGGCGAGCGCGAGTTGAAGATCAGCGCGTTCCCCCTCCAGCAGCGCAAGAACGCCTCGGTCAGCCTTTCGATCCTGGCCCGGCTGGAGCTGTTGGACGACCATCCGGTCAACCTCCCGCAGATCCAGAGGCTGTCCATGGAACAGCGAAATGCCCTGCGCGACATGTTCTCGGAGAACGAGGGCGGCGTGGACACGTCCGTGGAGTTTGAGTGCCCCGCGTGCGGAGCCGAATGGGAGGAGGATCTGGACATCAGCCAGCGCGGTTTTTTCTTCCCCTCGGCAGCCCAGAGGTCCTGGAAGCGGAAATCTACTTCATGATCGAGTTCTCGAAGCAGCAGTACCCGGCGATCATGGAGATGCCGAGTACTCGCAGGCACCGCTTCGTGATGAAGAAGCTGGAGGCAGAGCAGCAAAAACAGAAGCAAATGGAGGCTCAAGCGAATAGAATGAAGAGCAGACGCTGACGAACGACCACGCGGACGCACTCGAGGAGATATTCCAGAATGTCCTTGAATATGATGGGTTTGGGTTTTTCGTTTGGGGTCGAAGACCTCAAGCTGAAGGACTTCCAGGCCAGCGTGTCCGAGGGCTTCATCGAGATGTCCGAAAGGGCTGCCTCGGCCGTCGATGCGGTGAAGCCTTTCGTTCCGTCCTTCGAGGGGGTCGTGCCGCAGATCGACGCCGCGTCCGATGCGATGACCGGCTTCGGGGATGCTGCCGTGGAGTCGATCGAGAGGGCCGGCGACGAGCTGAAGCGTGGCCGGGAGCAGTGGACCGAGTTCAAGCAGGGTGTGACCGACACCGTCGAGGAGTGGAAGGGCCACTTCACCGAGATCGGCACCCAGTTGAAGGAGGACGTGACCGGCGGGTTCGAACGTGTGAAGGGGGCGGTCCGGGGGCTCTACCAGGAGACGGGGCTCGAACAGGTCGGGATGGCGATGGGCGACCTGAAGGATCGGGCCGTGGAGACGGGAACGGCTATCTACAAGGCGGCGGATGCGGCGTTCGGGATCTCCAGGGCGGTGGGGCCCGTCACGGCCGTGGCGAGGAGCGCCTGGGAGGCAGCCAAGGGCTTTCTGGGCATGCGGGACGCGGCAGAGGCGGCGACACGCGCCGCGTCCCTCGATCCGGAGGAGTCCACGAAGGGCGTGCAGGATCTGGACAAGGCGGTCCAGCAGTCCACGGAGACGTTCGATCACGATCTACCGGTGGCGATGGAGGCAGCATCCAGGTCGTTCCACAAGGAATCGACCCGGATGGTCATCGACACCGAGCACATCATCAAGATGTTCAAGGAGCTGAAGTCGTTCGGGGACAGCCTCAAGTCCCTGGTCAGCCTCAGCAAGCTCCAGACGGTGTTCCAGGGCATCGGGACCGGGTTGCTGGCCCAGATCAGCCGGATGAAGTCCGGGATCGGATCCCTGCTCCAGGCCAACGTCAACCTGACGACCAGTCTGGAAGCCGAGGGCGTGCAGTTCGCCAAGTCCGCGAAGGCCATCGGGGCGCAGCGGGGTCTGACCGGTTCGGCACTCCGTCAGTTCACGGGCGAGGCGTCCGCCATGGCGTCGTCGCTCAACATGGATGCCAGCACGACCGCGAATGCACTTGCGCAGTTCAACTGGGCGCAGAAGGAGTTTGCGGCCATCGGCATCACGTCCGCGAAGCAGCTGGCGAAGGCGCAGGAGTCCCTGGGCATCGACTCCACGCAGCTTGCCGGGCACCTGCGCAGGATGCGCAAGGAGCTTCAGTTCGGGGACAAGGACTTGAGCCTGTTCGTCGGAGGGCTCCAGGAGCTGGGCCGCGAGGCGATGGACATCCCCAAGGCCGTGGGGAAGGCCGGGGAGATCATCGAGTCGCTGGGCGGCGTGACGGACAGAACGGGCCAGCTGCTGCGTGGGGAGGACTTGGCGAAGTACCAGCGCTCCACCGTGGCGGCGATGCGCGGTTTCTACGCGATCTACCAGGATCTGGACAAGGCCAGTGCCCTGTCCCTGACCATCTCGAAGAAGATCGGTTCGTCCCGCGAGGAGTGGCATCAGCTGTTCACCGGGGCGGGGGAGGGCTTCCCGGAGCTTCAGACGAACCTCATGAGGATGGGGGTCAACGTCGACCACGCGTTCGCGATGATGCAGACGGGTCCGGAGGGGTTCACCAAGGGCATGGCCGAGATCGCCAAGACGCTGAAGAAGCAGGGCAAGGCGGTCGGTCCGGTGTTCGCACGGTTGCGCGGCTGGATGGCGAAGTCGTTCGATCCGGAGGTCGCCCAGGCATTCGAGGAGTTCGCCCATCAGATGGAGGGACCGAATGCCGACGCGATCCTGGCCGGCATGGAGGCGGTCAAGATCACGGACAGCAGTCTGGGCAAGCTGGCTGACGAGTCCCATTCGACCGGCCGGACGCTACAGGAGTCCTTCGACCGCATGAAGGAAGCCGGGGTGATGGGCTTCCGGGCCATCTCCCGTGCATCGGCCGTGGCGTTCGTCGGTGCCACCGGCAAGGAGTTCCAGCGGTTCAACAAGCGGATGCAGGCCGTCGCGGCCGGCGACGGTCCCCTGGCGGGCGTGGTCAAGCAGCTTTCCCTCATGCACCAGATCGGGGCCTACGCATTGGTTCCGGAGGCCCTGCGGCCGATGGCGGTGCTGTTCGGGGAAATCGGCAACCAGGTTCTGCCGCTGCTCGGCTCGCTCGCGCCCATCGTCGGCGGGCTCGCCCCCGCGTTCATCGGCATGAGCGGTCCCATGATGGCGGTGTCCGTCGCGGCCGGGGCCCTGGTGCTGCCCCTGACGGTTCTGGGGCTGCGGATGGGCCAGCTGATGATCGAGGGCAAGACGTTCGGGCAGGCTCTGGATCAGCTCGGCAAGGACATCCAGAACTTCGCCAACACGGGGTTGGACAAGCTCGCCAAGGGCGTGGACTTCGTCTACGAGAAGTTCTCCAAGGTCGATTGGAAGGCCCTGTTCTCCAAGGTGTTCAAGGCCATCAAAGGGGCCCTGTCCGGCGATTTCGACCTTCTGGGTTCGTTGTTCGGCGGCGATCAGGCGGGTGCGGCCAAGGGCAAGATGTCCGACATGGCCGGCAAGATCAAGTCCATGGTCGTCGACTTGAAGGACGCGTTCGTCTCGGCCGTGGAGGAGGCCGATTGGGGCAGTATCGCGATGGGTCTGCTCGACAAGCTGGTCTACATCTTCATCGAGCTTCCCAACAAGATGTTCCGCAAGGTCATGTCCCTCGATTTCACGGCCGTGGCGACCGGGATCATCGAGCGGCTGTCGGAGTCGTTTGCCAAGGGCGGGGAGGGGGCCGGCAACCTGTTCGTCCGCCTGTTCTCCGGGATCGCGGAGATGAGCACGCGCGGGATGCAGCTGCTCTGGAAGGCACTGTCCTCCGCGTTCATGATCTTCGCCAAGCTCGACTGGGGCAAGGTTCTCGGCAACGTCTGGGAGGGTCTGAAAGGGGCCCTGTCGGGCGGTGTGAACGCCGCGAAGGGCATAGGAGAGGGGGTCTGGAACTGGCTGAAGGATGCCTTCGCCTGGGTAGTGTCGCAGGCTCCGAAGGCGGCGAAGTGGCTCCAGACGGCCATTCCGAAGATCGTGGACACGGCCGTGGCCGGGCTGAGCATGGGCGAGTCGTTCGTCACGAAGGTCCAGGACTGGGTTCTGGGAGCCATCGACACCGTTGGCGGGTTGCTCAAGAAGGCGCTCGGATGGTTGTGGAAGAAGGTGCCCGGCTGGATCGGCTCCGTCGTCGACTGGTTCTCCGGAATCAAATGGATGGATCTGGGCGCGAAGTTGTTGAAGGGCGTGGCGAGCCTGTACGTGACCGTGATGAGCGGCATCCCCAAGTTCCAGGCGAAGATCCTGGACACCCTTGTCAGTGCGTTGACCTGGGTGCTGGAGAAGATTCCGCCGGCCATCGACAAGTACCTGCCGAAAGTCCTGAAATTCGTCGAGGATCTGCCGAACAAGATCGAGAAGCTCCTGTCCGGCGAGGACACGGGGGGAGCGGCCGGCGGTTTCGTGGGCAAACTCTTCGGCAAGATGGGCGAGGCGTTCTCGAAGTTCTGGCCCGTGCTGGTCAAGCTGGTCACCAAGTTGATCCCGGCGCTCGTGAAGACCGTGGTCAAGCTGGTCGGCGCGGCGGTCCCGCTGTTCCTGAAGCTGATGCCGGTGCTCTACAACATCTTCGGGAAAATCTGGGACTACGTGATGGACACGGCGAAGGGCTTCGTGGTCGGGCTGCTGGATACGATCAAGACGTGGCTCCAGAAGAAGTTCCCGTCGCTGGCCGGACCGATCGGCGTGGTGTTCAAGGTGATCGAGGTCGCCGTGAAGGTGGCCTTCACGGTCTTCAAGTGGTTCTGGAAGGTGGTGATCAAGGGCTTCGAGTACTTGTGGAAGGGGATCGGGTTCGTGCTCGGGCTCTTGTGGGACGGGCTCAAGCTCGCGGGCAAGGCCGTGGCCTGGGTCGCCTCCAAGGTGTGGAAGGCCGTGAAGGCGATCGGATCCGGGTTCGCGTGGATGTGGGGCGCGGTGAAGAAGGTGTTCACCAGCATCTACGGTGCGCTGTCGGAGACCTACCAGACCGTCTCCAAGGTGTTCAAGAACGCGGTCAAGGTCGTCAAGAAGGTGTTCGCCACCATCTGGTGGATCATCGAGCCGGTGGTGACTGCGGTCTACAGCATCTTCAAGTCGACGTTCGACATGATCTGGAAGAAGGTCGTCGAGCCGGTGACCAAGTGGGTCGTGGACAAGTTCACGTGGATCTGGAACCAGGCAAAGAGGGTCTTCAAGGGCATCTACGACACCGTGAAGTCGTGGTTCGACAAGGTCTACCTGGTGGTGTCGGGCATCTTCACCCGTATCAAGCAGATGTGGGACAAGTCCTGGGGCGAACTGAAGAAGATCATGAAGTCCTGGTTCACCTGGGTTCAGGAGAAGGTCGACGCGGTGAAAACCAAGCTCAAGGAGGTCTTCGAGGGTTTGAAGGAGAAGGCCGAGAAGGCGATGGAAGGGTTGCGCAAAGTCCTGGAAACTCCCTTCAACATGCTGAAAGGCGTGTTGAGCAGTGTTTGGGATGTCGCCAAGAGCACGTTCCTCCGGGTGTGGAGCGCCGTGAAGGTGTTGATCAACGGAATCAAAGCCCTGGTGCTCAGTATCTTCCGGTTCGTCATGGAGAAGCTGGATTCGCTTATTATCCGTCCTCTGCGGGAGGCGTTGCAGAAGTTCCCCTCGTTGCAGAAGTTACTTCCCAAGGAGCTTTCAGACGCGATTATGAAGTCGGCCGAACGCGCCAAGCAGGCGATGAACAACTTCTCCCTGTCCACCGTCGCCGGGTTGGAGGACGTGGACAAGAAGGTCAAGGACGTGTTCGTCAAGAACACCCTGCACCACGACGTGGAGGATTCCGCCTCGAAAGCAACGAAGTACATGGATGCCTTCGCCAGGGCAGGCATGGGCGACGTCGCTTTGGTCGGGGACGAGGCCAGGCGCGTGTTTCAGGAGATGGCCGCTTCGGATATGACTCCGCAACTGGCTTCCGATGTCCTGTCCATGGCCGTCGTGCAGCCTTGGATGCACGGGTCCGTCGCGGCGGACTACTACGCCAAGTCGGCCCTGGACGCCTTCGGGAAGGTCGCGGAGGGTTCCAGGTCGCTCCAGGAGGTTCTCGGGGAGTCCCTGCGGGCTACCGCCGCCGTGGACCTGGTGGGGGCCGTCGAGGACCCGGTTACGGACCTGGGGCGTGCGGACCGGCGCAGGCGCGACCTGGAGCAGCTGGCCCTCGGACCGATGAAGGAGGTGCTCGCCGCGACCAACAACCCGGCATGGTATTCGGACTGGCGGGCGACGTTCCTGAAGGCGCACGAGGACATGAAGGCGACGCTCCTCCAGGCCATGATGGAGCGTGACGTCCGGCGCGGGCGCAATGCGCGCGGCCGACCCATGCCGGCGCGCGACCTGTTGGCCGATCTGGGCATGGACTACGGCAGGGAGACGATGTGATGGGTGTTCGGATAGGAACCAGCAGCCGCCTCCAGCTGGGCAACCTCATCGACTACGCCGGGGTCGAGTTCTGGGACCTGCTGGTGTTGCCTCCAATTCCGGAGCGCGAGGACGACATCGAGTACACCGTGAAGGGCGGCGACAGGATCGATCTGATCGCCTACCGGCAATACGGTGACCCCTCCCTGTGGTTCGTCATCGCCGTGGCGAACGACCTGGAACTGCTCCCAGTGCATCTGAACGTGGGGGACACCATACGCATTCCGGCCAAGTCCGGGTTGCCTGCCTACTTTGCCAGCCGGGTGGTGCCGTGACACAGCTGCCCGATCCCGAACGCATGCGGGAGATGCTTCCCTACGACTACTTTTCCCCGGTGGTCGCAGTGAAGCTGATTCCGGAGGGTGCGTCGTTGGAGGAGGCTTTCCCGCTGTGGCAGGGCAAGGGGTGGCCGGATACAGTTGCCAAGCGAATCAAGTTCGAGGGCGACAACCTCGCCATGCTCCAGGAGGTGCTGATCGAGTGGCAGGGGATGTTCTACCAGATGACCATCAACCTGAGTCCGACCTACGACGACGCGATCAAACTGGTGAACAGCTATCTCCTTCAGCAGGGGAAAACGATCGCCGTCGTCGAGATGGGCTTCCGCACCACGGGGGCGGGGGCGTACCTCCAGACCTTCTACGGGGTCGTCGAGGAGATCGACTTCTCCATAGGGACGGAGGTCAGCCTGGTGCTGAAGACCGTCCCGCCCCCCACCATCGCTGCAAAACAGCAGAAGAGCAGCAAGAAGAACAAGCAGGATCCCTGGAACAACAAGTCCCCCCTGGAGATCATCAAGGAGCTTTGGGAGGGCAAGCAGCAGCAGCTGAACCGCAAGGTCGAGGTCATTCCGCCCGGAGACGATCCAGGCATCAAGCTGATGAACGAGAAGATGGACTCCTACACGCGCAACAGCCGGACGGACTGGGCCGTCATCCAGAGTCTGGTCGAGGCCAACTACTGTACGGCTCTGGCGGACGGGAGCGTTCTTCGCATCAACTCGATGAAGTACTCGATCGGGGAGCAGCCGCCGGTCGCCACGTTCCACCTGTTTTCCGGCGGGGTCCTGGGAGGGGACACCAATGCCTACCCGATCACGGCCGCGTCCCTGAAGACGAGCGCGTTGTTTGCCCGGACGCTGGCCGGGACGCTGGTCGTGGGGGTGGACGAGAAGACCGGGAAGGTGGTGAGGAAAACGGTCGGTACGCCGGATGCCGACAAGTCCGGGGCGAAGGAGGGGGCGCAAACGAAACCAACGGCATCCAAGAAGCCTGGAGGTGGACCGTCGCCGGATGCCTCGGAGGTCCCGGAAGGGGGTGCGCGACAGACCCAGGCGCGGGATCCGACCTCCAAGGGGGAGCTGAACAAGGCTCTCGCAGCCGCGATGAAGGAGTGGAAGACGCAGGGAATCGAGCTTGAGATCGAGAGCGTGCTGATTCCCCACCTGGTTCCCCACGAGAACCTGGACATCTCCGGATTCGGCAGCCGGATCGACGGGCGGTATTGGATCCAGAAGCTGTTCTTCCAGATCGGCCCGGACGGGGGGCTGACCCGCTTCGACTGCGTGCGCGTCGGCGTGACGGAGGGTCCGGGCCAGACCAAGCCGCTGGCCGGCAAGACGAACGAGGCCCCGCCGGCAGAGTCTGGAGGGAAGACCGAGAAGAAAGCAGAGCCGGAAGGATCCGATCCCAACGATCCGGTGGGACCTGACGGCGACTACAAGAGCTTGTGAAATGTCCACTCCGATCGAAACGATACAGAAGCTGCTTGCCACGGTCATGGAAGACGGGCTGGAGGAGGGCTTTCGCTTGTTCACCGGCCTGTACCGGGGGCGCGTGAAGGACAACCGAGATCCGGAGGAGCGTGGCCGGATCAAGGTCGTGATGGAGGACTTCGGGCACGACACGGCGCTGAACCAGTGGGTAACCCCCGTGTTCGTCCTGGCGGGGGACAAGCGCGGGGCTTTCTACCCCCCGGAGATCGGGGACAAGGTCCGGGTCGTGTTCTTCGCCGGGGATCAGGCCCGGCCCTTGGCCTACTTCCCTGGGTGGTACATCGACGACGCGCTGCCCTCCGAGTTTTCCCATTCGGACGAGCATCTGCCCCACGTGCGCGGGTTCGTGTCGCGCGGGGGGCACTCCCTTCTCTTTTCGGACGAGCCGGACGAGCAGTTCGTCCAGCTGCTGTGGCATCAACCGGAGGACGGCGACGAGATGTTCGACGATCCGTCCAAGTCGGCGGACCGCACTGCCGGTGTGGGCAAGACCAGCTGGCTCCGTTTCACCAAGGACGGAGGGTTCCAGCTGCTGGCGAACGGGGGCGAGTGCGTGATGTCCTACGAGACGGACAGCAAGCAGTTCATCGTCCTGGACAGCCACGGGAACCAGATCGTCATGGACGACCAGGGTTTGAAGTTGCAGGACAAGGAGCAGAACTACCTGGGCCTGGCGGACGGGGACGTGAACATAATCTGCAAGAACGCGGTGAACATCACGGCCAAGGAGATCAATTTCGGCTCCGGAGGGGTGGCCTTGGGGTCGCCGGCCGTCAACCACTCCGTCCTGGGCGAGTTGCTGCTGGCCTACCTGACGTCCCACACGCACGTGGCGACGGGACCGACAGCCCCGACCTCTCCCCCGGTCGTTCCCCCGCCACCGAGCTTGCTCAGCAAGTCGATCAAGGTGAAAGTATGACGGATGGCTTCGCTATGCACGTTCGAGCTTCCAGGGTTGCCGCGACTTCCACGGCTGCCGGGCCTGCCCGGTCTGCCGAAATTGCCGGGTCTTCCCCGGCTGCCCCGGCTGCCCACCATAGCCCTGCCGGGATTCGAGCTTCCGGGATTGCGTCTGCCCCGGCTGCCTGCGCTTCCCGCGCTTCCCGGTCTCCCGAAGCTGCCGGCGCTCCCGAGGCTTCCGAGGCTCCCGACGATCGCATTGCCCGGTTTCGAGCTTCCCGCCTTGCGGTTGCCCAGACTGCCGGGACTCCCCGCATTGCCGGGTCTGCCGAAGCTCCCCGCATTGCCCCGGCTGCCCCAGCTGCCGGCTTGTCCGCTCGACGCGGCGGCGTAGGAGGCGTGGATGGCTAGCACCGGCATCAACTACATCGGCATCGCGTTTCCGTTTCAGGCCGGGAGCCAGTCGGTGCCCGAGCGTGCCACGAACGCCGATCTGATCAAGATGTCCATCGTCCAGATCATCACCACGCAGCCGGGCGAGCGCTACCACCAGCCCGAGTTCGGATGCGGGGCCCTGAACTTCATCTTCGAGCCCGATGGTCCGGGGTTGGTGCAGTACATCCGTTCGGCGGTGTCGAACAGCATCTCCCGCTGGGAACCGCGCGTGACCGTAAACAGCGTGTCCGTGACGAGAAATTCGATGTTCGAGGGACAGATTGTGGTCACGGTGCAGTACACTGTCCTCGCCACGCAGGAGACGCAGAGCGTCAACGTCACGTTGGGGTCGCCATGAGCACAAGCCAAGTCCTAGCCCAGCTCCAGAAGGTCAAATACGGGGGCCTAGACTACCCCACCGCGACGGACGACCTGAAGGCGAACCTCCAGGTGAAGTTTGCCAGCGAGTACAACGACTTCGCCGCGTCGGCCATGGGCATCGTCCTGCTGGACATGGTCGGCTATGGGCTAGACACCCTGGGTTTCTACCTGGATCGGCGCGCGACGGACACGTTCCTTAGTACGGCCCGCACCCGCCGGGCCGTGGCGAGGCTCAGCAGGCAGCTCGGCTACAAGATGCGAGCCGCTGTCTCCTCGTCCGTGGACCTGACGGTTTCGCTCGTGGAGGCGCAGGTCTTCAACGTGCCGATCCCGCAAGGCTTCCAGTTCCTGGGTCCGGACGACCTCGTCTTCGAGGTCTTCGAGACGGTGATCATCCCGGCCGGATCCACGGCGGACTACGTGGTCAGCTGCTACCAGGGGGAGACCGTCACGGAGACGTTCGTCTCGGACGGAACCTCCAAACAGGTCTTCGAGCTGACCCGAGTCGAGGAGGGGTTCTTCGTGACCTACGGAACCTCCAGCGTGATCGTGGACGGCACTCCCTGGGAGGAGAAGGACATGCTGGAGTTCGAGGCCAGCGACCAGTACGAGCTGGGATACAACGACGATCCTCCGACCATCCGGTTCGGGGACGGGGTCGTGGGAAACATCCCGACCGCCGGGGCCAGCATCTCCGTCACCTACGTGATCTCCAGGGGGAAGTCCGGGATCGTCTCCCGCAACACCATCCGCGAGGTGGTGACGCCCCTCATCGTGTCCTTCACCGAGATCGATCTGAACATCGACAACCCGGCCGGATCCATCGGAGGCGACGATGCGGAGTCGCTGGAAAGCGCCAAGGCGTACGCGCCGAAGGTCTGGAAGAGCCGCTACGTCGCCGTGACGCGGGAGGACTACGAGGCGCTCGCGGGCTCGTACGCGGACCCCCTGTTCGGGCGGGTGGCCGTGGCGCAGGCGCTCTCCAGCCGGTCCGCGTCCACGGACCTGGCGCTCATGACCTACCTCAACGGCATCCGGGCACTGGTCACCGGCCCCGATGTCCTGGTGGCGGCGGACGTGGCGGCGCTGGAGACCGAGTTTGCCTCCCTGACGTCCGACCTCACGGACCTGGAGACGGCCCTGACGGAGATCGCCACCAGATCCAACGACATCGAGGGGACCAACGCGGGCGGGGCTTTGAACGGTGTGCAGCAGGACAAGAACGATGCCGTGGACATCGGGGTGGACCTGGACAACATCGACGTCGCGGTGATCGCAGGAAAGGCCCAGGTGGATGCGTACGGTCCGGGTGGTACGGCTCAGCTGAATGCGGGCGAGGTCGCTTCCATCAACCAGCACTTCGATACCGTGGACGGATCTTCCGGAGATGCCCGAGCGCTGGCCCTCGCCATCACGGGCAGATACGCAGCCACCGCAGGATACATCCGGACCATCATCGAGAAGGCCCAGGAGATCGGATTGGATCTAACCACGCCGGATTCCTACCTGTACACGGCCGACCAGCTTCGTCAGAACATGGAGTCCACCATCGGGGATTCGGCTACTCCTTCCGGGTTGTATTCCCTGACGGCGGACATCCTGGCGGTGGTCGTGGACGTGTCGGCGGACGTCGCGGTGTACCTGGATCAAATCTACGACCACGTGGACGCATTCCTGGCGGCGGACTGCAAGGCCAACCTGGTGACGGTGCCCATCCTCGCGCGCGATGCGGCGGGGTTCTACGCCAGCCCCTCCACGGGCCTTGTCAAGAGCCTTCAGAGCTTCCTGGAGGAGCGCAACGAGGTCACCCAGACGGTCAAGGTGGTGGCCGGCGACGACTTTCTCGTGCCGGCGGTGGTGGCCGTCGAGGTGGGGGTCCTGCCCAACTTCTCCCAGACCGCCACCGAGACCTCCGTCCGGACGACTGTCGAGAACCTGTTGCGTGGTCGCGAGTTCGGGCAGTCCCTGTACTGGTCCGTGATCGCCCAGACCATCCTCAGACTTGCCGGGGTGGCCTGGGCCAACGTGACCATCGACGGTTCGTACGTGGTTCCGCTCGCGTCGCCTCCGGTTCTGACGACCGACTACCTCGACTCCAGCAGCAACCTGATCCTGAACGACGGCCAGGTGCTGACCCGTGGTCTGGTGACCGTGACTTCCACCCAGTTGACCTACCTCGATTCGCTCAAGGTAGTCCCCAAAGCCTCGTAGGTGTGAGAGATGCCCCTTACCAGCCGGATGAAGTGGAGTTTGCCGACCGAGGACGCGGATCCCTGGTACGCGGCGATCGTGGCGCTTTTCGGGGAGGTGGATGCTTCGGTCTACGCTTCGCGGGAGGATCGGAACCTCATCCTCATGGGGGGCGGGAACATCACCTGGACCCTGGGGAGCCACACGCTCAGCTGGAGCGAGCCCCTTCGGATCATCAGCCCCATTGCCGGGCTCCTTTGCATCATCGAGGCGGGCTCGGCCGTCCTCGATTCGGACGGGAGGATGCTGTACGCGCCCGTGGTGAGGTATCCGCAGGACGGCAACAAGACCATCACGGCGGCGGTGGGCTCCCAGGTGCCCACGGCCACGAACCCGAACGACCAGATCCTGTTCGCCGTCAGGTACGGGGACTTGATCTACTGGCGCAACGGACTGGTGCTCGCCAACGGGCAGACGATCGTCAACTTCCAGGCAGGGTTCACGGCTGGCGGCGATCTGGCTTCGGTGCCCGTGGATCAGACCGTAATCGGCATCCAGGGCAACCCGGTGGACAATGCGGCCCCGGCAGTCGGTCAGGTGCTCAAGTGGAGCGGCGCGGCGTGGGTTCCGGCAGCGGATGCGGCAGGAACCTCCCACACGCTCGTCTGGCGACCGACAGAGCCCGCTCCGAGCGGCAACGTGTTCGCAGACTGGGATCTGCTCTATGCCACCTTCCTGACGTTGGAGGGGCACGTCTTCATCGTGATCGACACCAGCCTCACGGTGGGACCTGGGTATCCCGGAGGCGTCGCGGACTTCCCAAACACCCAGGCTCCGACCGGTTACGACATGCAGGGACGGGCCTGGTTCATCGGTCACGAGCCCCGCAGCGATATCACACTGCGCCCGGTGTGTACCTGCACCACCTTGCTGGACGGTCATGTGCTGTTCGTG